AATCATTAAACCAATGGCTGGAAACGCACCAATAGCAGTACCAACAAAAAATACAGATAAATAACCTAATAATATTGGTAAACCAATTGCTAAAGCCCATTTAGCGATCGGCCAAAACCTAGCCATAACGTGCATTAAAGGTATAAAAACATATATTAATGGTGTGAATATAGTGATAGTTAAATTAAAAAGAAAAAATATTAAATCAAAATTTCTAACACCATCATTAACCGGCATTCTATTTGTTGTTGTTGAGCAATCTCGGTTTGTGATTTCTTTTATACCTAAATGTCTTGATCTATTGAATCCCCATTTCCACCTATCTATAAAGTTAGAAACGGTATAAACTCTATTATAATTAAATTCAAAAAACTTATCTTCACAATTAATAGCATCTGAAATCATTTTTAGACCTATTGTGGTTCCTGTGTCGCCATAATCAGTCCAATCAAGACTAAATGCGTATGATTGTTTTTGTAGTAAATCACTCGCTGGTCCATCATCAGCCGTACCACCACTCCACCCATATTCTCGGATATTCGGTACTAAATAGTCGGCTCTTTGAGTACTGGCACCAAACCCCTCATTTTGGTACTGTACTTTAAATCGGTATTTAGCCTTAGTCGGTATACCTATTGATGGGTCGTTAGAAATTATTTGTTCTCCAAATTCATTTGTGGTTATGTAATCCAAGTTCATCGGCATCTCGATTAACCAAGTACCGTCACTATCAATTATGTTACCACCTTCAGGTAGTTTATATTGTTCAAGTATAGGAAATCCACCTGTGTCTGTATATATTGTTTGTCTAATAGCCAATATTGTTCCTGGTGCCGTTACCAAATCACAAAGGTTACCTGTATCAAATTTTGGTTTACAGTTTGATTGTAATGCGTCTTCATCCGTTGTAGAAAACATTGACCCCATAAATATTGCTTGTGGTTCTATTTGAATACCCAAATCTCTTAAATCAAAATCGGTTCTTGTAATTCCAACATTACATAAATCTTCCTCACCCCAAAAAGAAGATACTTCGATTTCCTTTTTTTGATTAACTATCTGAGGTAATGAATCCAAATCGGTTGATGATTTAAATGAAGACCCTTCAAATTGACTTTCGGTTCCCATACCCATTCTGACCAAATCGGATGGTCTTAATGAAAAACACCCAATGTTTGATACATCCATATCCATAACCAAAGTTTGTTGTCCTAAAGGTACTCCAACAATCATAAAGTCACCGCTTTCATTTGTTCTGACCGTATATTTATAATATTTTTCGTAAACTTCTAATACCTCACTTCTCGTTAATACATCTTCTCTGTCAGGAAACGTTCCTGTTGGGTTGTGCCCTCCATATTCTTGGACGTAAGGTAATAAATTATATCTATACCCATCCTCATTTTTGTCTGTTAATTTTTTATATGGGTATAGTGTTGAGATGACAGAATCAGTTTCGTCTTCAGGTAATAGTGGTACAAATAAAGATATGGTAACATTAGGTACACCATAACCCCCATTAGCGATAACTCTTCCAGCAACCACCCCGTAATCCGCACAGAATCTTGTATATACTTCGGATTGTTTTAATTTTAATGATAAAATTTCAATAAAATCAAAGTCTTGATCTATTTTAATCCTGATATCCTTGTCTATGCCGGGTGTAGTTCTTAATCTATAGTTTTTAGCCATAAGTTTCTTTGTTGATAAATAGTTATGTTGGTACTTTTAAAATAGGTGTATTTTGCCCAAAATAAATAATCTTATGAGAAGTCGACTGTACTTAGATTCTTAACCCTAACTTTAATGTCCGTTCTTGGAAAACGCACTTGATATATTTGATCCGGTTCTGCAAATACCGTGTCATCTATTGTTTCTATTTGTTTTGTTGTGTTGTTAATATATCGTTGCGATGTTTCTGATGATGAGTATGATCCTCCGACCTTATTATATACCTTAATGTCTGTCAAAGTATTAACACCACCAATATCTTGTACCATTCTTCTTAGTTCGGATATATTTAAATTTTGCCCCAATTCTCTATTTGCTGGTGACATATATGTGTTAACGTCACTGATTATTTGTGTAATAACTTGTGATTGTGATCCAGGATTATCTAACGCAACAAAAAACTCCAATTCAAGATCAATTACCTTTGCCACCTCAATAGATATGTAGTCATTTAACATTCTATATTTAGAAAGGTATGTTGCTAAATTTGTTTTTAAGTTGTTAGATACGGTTTGAGTTAAAACACCCGTATCGTCGTATGATAGTATTTTAATCGCAACTTTATTATCTATTTCGGCAATTGATACTTTTGCTGGTGCACCAAATTGACCCGGCATCGTATCAATTAACGATTTGTAATCATTTATAGTTACTGCCCTTTTTTGTGCGGAGAAGTTAAAGCTGACCATATTTCTAACTTCTTCTATGGTTGGTTGATTTGCTCCACCTATCGCAGCGGTAATGTTTTTAACGCTTAACGACTGCGTTACACTATTGTTGATACTACTCGATGGTCCGTTAATATAAAGATCCGTAGTAATAACCTGAGTTATTGCCCCAACACCAATATTAGATGTGATTCCCCCACCAACTCTATATTGTACAAATAGTGTCGTATTTGGTATTACCGTTAATCCAAGTCCAATATTGTTTTGGTAGTTTTGTAACTTTAGAGGTACACCAACTCTTGTAAATTGTTGTAATTGTTCGTTTGGTGTAGTTGTTCCGGCACCAAATTGTATCTTTAAAAATCCTTCAGGTGTATATTCAGTAATAAACCTATTATCTGTTTTTATATATTTACCAACTTTAACCCCTGTTTCATCAACGGGTTTTGTTGGGTCTTCAATAAATACTGTATCTTCAGCCAACGCATCCACCTCGTACCACCTACCATCAGTTCCGGTAAATTCGGCATATGTTGGTGTGTTTTGATAAGAAGTGCCGTCTTTTTGTATTATTGATGTGACTCCTAAAACATTTTTTTCGGGTAAAAAGAAATTATAGAAAGGTACGACGTTATTTGAATTAACGACTGTTTTAAATATTTTAGTTACTCCATTAACAATAACCTCTCGTTTTGTTATAACATAATTTATTATACTATTATTTTGGTCAAATGTCGGTACTTTTGTTCTATTAACAAATCCCTCATTATTAAAATCGGAAGAGAAATCAATATCATATACATTCTCAAATATTGTTCCTCCACCCCCGAATTGTGATCCGGCCCTTAGAACACCTAAGTATGCGGTGTCTTCTGAATCCCCATTTGCTCGGGGTACTGTGATTGAAATGTCTGCAATAGCAACTGAGGGTCTAAATCCTGGTATTTTTAAACCATAAGTTCTTGCAATATTAAAGACCGACGATCTTTGTTGTGCGTATTGTAAAACCGTTTCTTGTATACTTCTATCTATATGAAACTGTAAATTATCCGTAACCGCGGCATTCAAATCCATCATAACCGAAAATACCGAAGCATCATTAAAGTTCTGTATTAATTCGGGATAATACTGTTGTGTGTAATTTATTAACTCCTGTCTTATACCTTCAAAATCTCTTTCAGTATACGATATTTTTTTATTAGCCATATCAATTATATATTAATTATTACGAATTCTCTAGACCCAAACGCATTGGTGTTGTCGGTATATTCAATTTTAACTTTAGCGGTGTATTCTTCCGTATTTGCTCCCGGTACCCTATAAACGGGAATATCAAACTGTTCTGATGGTAATTCACCAAGAGAAGGTTCAGAGTCAACATAAGGTTCTATAGTTATATTTTGTATTGTTAAATTTGGTATGTATTTATCAACAGAATCTTGTATTTCTGTTTTAATACTATCAAATGTTTCACCATCTAATGGTTCAAAAATATATTCATATAACCTAGTACCAAAATCAGGTAAATAATATCGACTTCCCTTTCTTGTTAATAATAAGAAGATTAAATTACTCCTAATCTCCTCATTTGTTTCTTCAGATAAAGCCAAATATTTACCAGTTACACTCTGTCTAAAGGGGAATATAATACCGTATGTTATACCATCTGCCATATCATATAAATATAGTGTTGGTAAATTTTATATAAATAAAAAACCCACTTGTTAGGTGGGTTTATTTTTAATAATATCCTTTAGTGTTGGTTTTTTTTAATATTCTTCTAATACTTTCTTCAATTTTTGTTTCCTGTCCCGAATCCACAATTGGTTTTTCAAATTTTTTAAACGATATCTTAATTTCAATGTCGTCGTATTTTTGTTTACCGATTAAATTAACCAAAGGTTTTTTCTTTTCTGCGGTTAATGTTATTTTTGTTTCATTTTCAGAAATATTATCAACTTTAAGATCTTTAATTTGACCAAGACCGTCTTCTCTAATATTTTTTAACATAAAAGGAACTATAAATTCAATTTTAGTCGTATCACCAATAGCCGTCTTTAAAATACTATCATCATAATTGTTATAAACATATTTTTTCCCTATACTATCACCATAATCACTTAAAGACCCTATCAATTTAAATTTTTGTTCTTCACCTGTGGTTGTGTTAATCGCCCTTCCACTAATCTCCGGTAAAATTTCTTTTTCCTCTTTTAATACCCTTTTAACGATTCTTTTTAAATCTGACTCTGTAAGTCTTATAATTTTTGCCATATTACCAATTTAATTATAAATATATCATAAAATAAAAAATCCCAACTTAATGTCGGGATTCTTGTAAAACTTTATTTCCTTTTTCGTGTCTGGGTTCGTACGGACATTTTAAACATCCGTTACCACAACAACTACCTCTACGTGTATGATATTCTTCAGTCATAACCATTCTACCTTCTTTATCGTAATAGAACTCGTTTGGTTGTAGTTTTGGTCCGAATTCTCTAACGTATAATTGTTGTACCCAATCGTTTGATGCTCCTACATTCATATTAGTTATTTTTTCTTTGGTTATAAAACGCCAACAATACTTGGTATGTTAGCGTTATATTATTTCCCCATTGTGCTTTCATAACTTAAACAATCTCACATCCAGATGACCCACAAGCGACCTCTCCTCTTAGATCAGTATTATCTTGTAATTCAATAACTTTTGTTAAATCAACATTTGTTAATGATTTAAGTAATCTTTCATACTCTTCTTTAGTGCAATCCTCATAAGGTGCTTGCTTATAGGTATGATTAGAATAAGGTAATACCGACAAACCATTGTAGTAATTACGCTCATTCCACATCCATTCACCTACTAAATCCCACTCGTCTTCTTTAATTGAAACCGTTGCCGATACGTTGTGAGAGTTTTGTCCGTTTCTATGTCCAGGTTTAATCCATTCTTGAGATACTTTTTTAACTCTTTCTAACATTTGGAATACAGACTCGTGTCTTATAATCGCTCCTTCGGGTGCTTTTTGTGGTATACCAATAACTGCGGTATCGTGAGGACGGAAAAACTCATCTTCAATCAACTCAGGGTGATTAATCGCCAAATAAGAATAGATTGATTCGTTTTTACCTACACGGATTCTTCTTAAATAGAAGTCATTATGCCAAGCATGGATTCCTGATGATGTCCCCAATACCAACGATTAGGTACCTGATGGCTTAACAGTTGTCGTTCTTGCTGATTTATTAATCCCAATAAGTGTTGCAACTCTTTCGTTTTCTTCTTTAACCGCCTTAGCCGCTTTTTTCATATCATATCCTAAAACAACTCCTGATCCAATACCTGTCATTCCAACACCGATCAACGCATCTTTTTCAGTTGTTCGTTTCCAAATGTCTCTCAAATAATGAAAGTCAGTGTACCCCGCTTGTAGTGTTCCAATGAACGCAGCCGCTCTAACTCTTTTATCAAAGTCCTCTTGTGATTCAATATCAGACGCATTTACTTCACATAAGTTACAGAATTGAAATGGACGAAGTCCTATCTCACAACAAGGGTTTGTTCCCCAATCTTTATCGTTAGATAAGTAGATTCCTGGTTCTCCTGCCCCTGATAACTCAATACGTTTCCACAAATCCATAAAAAATTCTTTTGTGATTTTGTGACGAAGAAGTACTGCCGAGTTATTTGCTCTACCTCTTTGTGCGTTTTGTTCCCACCAATTTCCTGATTTACAAGAAATCATTTCTTCATCGTCAGCCGAGAATAATGAGATAAGGGCCGCTCTTCTAATACCACCTGCAAGTACTGCGTCTGCAATATGACATACAATATCGTGAGTTTCAATTGGTGTTAGTTTTTCACCATCTTTTTTGTTATTTAAAACTTTTGTTATGTGGTGAATACAATCTTTTAGTGGTTGAGGTCCCGGAGCCTTTCCTCCTGATGTTACAAGCATCGCTCCTTTGTGTCTAATATCTGAAAAATCAAATATAGGGGTTGATGATTTGTAACCTAAATATGATTCCATTAATACTTTAATTGCGTCTGCCCATCCTTCAATAGAATCACCAATTAGGTATCTTCTTGTTCTATCAGGGTTTGGTTTTTTAACATCT